TCTAGGGCATCGGCGAGCAGCGGAACATTCTCGTTCTCCCGTCGCGCCTCTAATGCCTTCTGTCGCACAAGCTCACGCTTCGCGACGTCGCCGAACATCGAGTCAGCCAGACCGGAGATCGCCGCAGCGATCGGGTTGTCTTCGCCCCCGTAGGGGTTAATGAGCTTCGGCATTAATGATAGGTGTCTTTCTTTTTCTTGCCGCGCGGTGCACTTTTCCGCGGCGGCTTGGCCATGGTGCCGGGCTTCGGTGCCATTTCCTCAAGCTTCTGCGCGACTGCGCCCGCCTCCGGCGCTTCCGTAGCCGCGGCGGCTGCAGGCATCTCCGGCACCGCCGGCGCGACGTCCGGCGCACGCGCCGGCATCGGCATCTCAAGCGAGTCGGCCTGACGCATCGCCGGGATTTCTTCCATGACGCTCGGCGCTGCCGCTTCGCCGCCGCGGAGCATGCTGCGCGCGCCGCGATAGAGGTTCGCGATCCCTTGGCCGGTCATTCGTAGCGCTTGACCAAACTTCGTTCCTACGCCGGCGCTGACGGAGCCTAAGCCGGTGCCCATGGCTACTTCAGGCAGCACGCGATCCTGCCAGTAGTTCGCTTTCGGATCGCGACCATAGAGCCAACCCGCCGCTTCGGTCTGATACGGCGAGCCGGGCGGCAGGGTCGAACTGTCGGAAACAGTCGGGTAGGTGGCGGCGAGCAAGCTGTCGAGCGCTCCCATCGCGCCGCCCGCAGCCATCACGCCGGGCAATCGCTTCCCGGCCAAGCCGGCGAGCAGACCGGTAACGCCGCCCATGCCAACAGATGCACCCCAACCGACGTGGGGCAGCTCGCGATAAATATCTGAGTGCTCATTGCGGAACGGCGACTCTGCTTTCGCCTGCACTTCGCGCTGCGCGACGCGCCGCTGGTTGATGGTGTCGTTCAGCGCGTTGAAGCGTTCCTCCATCTTCGCGATCGATTCATTGATCGGCCCGGCCGCGATCCGCTTGGCATTCGTGCCTTGAATGTCGCTGTCTACGCCAGTGATCCGCGCGACTTCCGCGCGGCCGCGCGCGATCTGCTCGTTCAAGCGGTTCAGCTCGGCGGCTTCCTCCGGCGTCGCCAAAGGAGAAATCTTGATCTCAGGAATCGCCAGAGCGGGCGCCTTCGGCTGGGGCGCCGGGCCAGCTTTCTGCTGCGATCCTTTCTTCTTCGCTTCCGCGAACTGGTCGCCCGCGATCGGATCAGCATCCGACATAACGTCGCCGCCGGGCATGCCGTTCGTCTGCGCGTATGAGGCAAGCATTTCGTCGAGAGTCATTTACTGTGCTCCATACGCGTCACCACCGAACAGCGCGGCAAGGCCACCGCCGATCGGCAATGTCTTAATGAGGTTCCGTGCGTTCGTCAGTCCGCGGAAATAGTTCACGCCCGGCATCGGGGTCGCCATGCCGCCGGCGACAGCCATCAGTGGCTTGTCTTCGTACGTCTTTCGCATCGCGTCGCCGGTGCCGGGGCTGATGTAATTGAGCGCGCCGCTTGCGAGCCCGAAGGGATCGGCCGCGCTCGCCAAGTACGCGTTCTTCTCCGCCGGCGTGAGAGCTGCGCCGCCGGTCGCCGGGATCAAGCCGATAGCCTGCCGAATGTAGTTCAGCATGCCGTTCTTGCGTTGCTCCCACAGCGCAGCGTCGGCCGCCTTGTCGCTGAGCTGCGTCCATTCGGTGACGGGCTGCATCGCGCCGCTGCGATAGCGTTCAGCCATCACATCGCCGCCGACGCTCCGCAGCATATCCTCAAGTGTCATTAGCCGAAGATTCCCGGCTTGTAGACCGGCGCCGGAATCCACGTCGACGGGCTCATTTGCGTCGTCGCGAAGCTCGCGCCTGGTGCTGCTGTTCCGCCAAAGATACTTCCACCACTGCCGGCGTAACCGGCAGCCAAGCTGCCCGCCGCCTGCATCAGTTGCGGCCAGATCGATGGCGAGTTCTGCGCGCCGGCTCTGATCTGCGCCAAGTCCTGCAGCGAAGGCAGAATGTTCGTCTCGCCTTGCACGGCGTTGTTCACGGTGCCTACGCGCCGCGACTTGTCCGTCAGATCGAGCGAGTTACCTTGTGTCCAATCGCCGTAGCCGCCAAGTCTGGCCTTCGCCCGGCCCGCATTGGTGGCGAGGTTGAACTGATTTAGCAGCCGTCCGGCGATCGTCTTATTGACGACATCGGGCGTCGAATCTGGCAGGCTGATCCCTTCGGTCGTCGGCGCTGACATGTTGCCGGTAACGGTCGCTTCGCGCGCCGCCTGTGCGTCGCCAAGCTTCGCCGCCTGCGACGCAGGCGCGAAGCCGCCGAGCGCATCGCCGAAGTAGCCACGCGACTCGTCATAAAGCGCCTTCGTGCGCTTCATGTAGTCATCCAAGACAGCCATGCGGGCGCGAGCGATGGCGTTCGCTTGGCCGCTCGCTTCGGAGCCGCCCCACAGTTTGCCGCCGATGCTTAGCGCTGCCGCTACTGCCAGTGTTGCCGGGTCCATTGCACCTTATCCAAAGATCGCAGAGCCACGACCGCTCGCGAACGTGTTCCACGGCAGTTGCGGGTTCAGAGAATTGGCGTCGGCCCTGTTGGCGGTGTTGAACGTGTTCATGAACCCGCCGAAAATGTCGCCGAGAGCGCCGTACTGACGGGGCGCCGCGAATGATGCGGCTTGGCCGGCGGCCTGTGCAGACGCGAGCGCCGGATCGGCGGCGCCGAGATTGAGCGCGTACAGCGACCCCTTGGCCGCGTCGATCTTGCCGCGCAGATCATTCGCCGCGTCGGCCGCTTGGCCACCGATCTCCGCTTCAGCATCCGAGCGCTTCCGCAGCAGCCCGCCGAAGGCGTTGGCGCCGATGGTTGACTGCGCCGTGCCGCGACCGGCAAGCACCGCCTTCAGTTTGTCGAGCGCCACATTGTACTGCTCGCGAATCTGCGGCGTGAACGCGCCGGTGTACGTGTCCTGAAACTTCTGGAAGAACTCGGGATTGAACTGTTTGAAGGCTTCATCAATATTGGCTTGGCCGGTCTTGATGTTCGCTTGCCGCTCGTCTTCCTGCTGACGAATACGATCGGCTTGCGCTTGCGCTTCCGCAGCGAGCCGCTTCCGATCTTCGTTACCGAGGGCTTCCGACAGCCAGGACATAGTTAACGGGCTCCCGCCAAGAGGGCCGGGGCCGCGACGTCCGTAGATACAGCGGAATGTCTTAGTTTACCGTGGGTCGAGGGCATGGGTCAACGTGCTTCCTCTGCATCGTCGTAAAGCGTGATGCTGCTGATGCTCGCCGGCCCGGCCTTGTCGCAAACGAAGTCGAAAGCGACGTGGCTCGTCCGCCCCGGGAGGGCTATGTGTGGTCCTTTGTGCGTCGTGCCGGATACCCGGCCGATCAAAATGCGCGCGTCCTCGTTGTCGGGATCGGGGCACGCGTGCGCCAGCCATTCGCCGGTGCACGAAATATCGAACCCGGTCAGCATGGCAACGCCGGCCTGATCGCGATTGCGCACGAACGGCAGCTTGACTGTCGCGATGCTCTCGCCGGCGTCTGGGTAGGTGTTGCCGTCCGCACCGCCGTACAAATAGATCGTGTTGCCGGCTCGTGCGTACAGCTTCGACTTGGTGCGCGCGAAGTCGGTCACGGTGAACCCGGGGCTGTAGTAGCTCCAAGCCTGCACCTTGTATCCCGGGAACGCGCTCAGCACGAATATGCGCTCGCCGAGTGCCAACATGTAGCGCGACTCCGGGCCAAGCACGGCGACGGCACGCTCCGGCACGGCTTCGGCGAGCGTTCCCATGTATTCGAGAATGAACGGGTCGATAGTGCCGCCGATGTCCGTCGTATAAGCTTGTCCGCTCTGCGAATTGACGCGCAGCGAACGGATGCCGGTGCTGTCCAGGTAGTAGACGTCAATGTTGCCGTACGGGATGATGGCGCGACCAGAGAGCGCGCCCGTGTTCGGGATCACTTGGTCAATCGCGATCTGCTCAGCGTCGGTATTCGTCAGATAGATATAGGTCGCATCTCGCGCGAAGATCGCCGCCCGTGACTGCCCATAGCTTGCCGCGCCGACCAAGCGCTCATTGCTTTCTGACTCGCTCGCGATGTTGAGAAAGCCAGCGCCACTCGACGCGCCGGCGTCCGTCCAATCGGTCGGATCGTCGAGCTTCGAATAACGCTCAAGCGAATTTGCTGGTGACCACACACGGTGTTTGTGCACGAACACGCTCGTGCCCGTGCCCGCGGCGCGGCCTGTCATTGAGTAAGAACGGCCATTGATTGTGAGCGTAAACGCGTCTGCCGGCTCGAAGGTGCCGATGAACGAAGCGGTGACGATCTTGGCGACTGGTTCGACACGCGTCACGCCGCCCGCCATTGGGGTCGTCGTCATGAGGACGGTGCCAGCGGTCTGCGTTGTCACGAGGAAGCCGTTTTGCGCTGCGCCCGTGCCCGGCGGCGCTGTGATCGTGATCGTCGCCCCGACGTTGCTCGCGCTATAGCCGTGGTCGACCGTTTTATTGTTGATCTGCGTCACCACAGCGCCGGCGGTCGAGCTGTTCGACACCTGCCAGTTGACAGGCGCGGCCATGAGGGGCACGCCATTGACGAGCACTTGATCAATGCGGTTCGCGCCCGGGCCGAACGAGCCCGCTATGATGGCAGCCGTTCCCGTCGCGCGAACTTCCGCCGTCGCCGGGACGTTCGGCTGGATAGTGGATAGAGTGATTTGCTGATCGGCAAAGACGCCGTTATTAACGGTGCCTTGGCCAATGGTGAAGTCAACACCCGGCACTTGCGCTGTGATCGTCATCACGCTTTGCGACGCGATGGCATTGACGTCAGGGTCGTTGTTGACTAGCTCCGTCAGCGCGGCAACAAGCGTATTGAAATCGGTCTGTGAGTCCGCGATCGTGTCCCATTGGGTCACGCGCGAGCCATTGTAAAAATGACAGATCGCGCCCGACGCGTACTGCGCGATCACGTAGAGCTTGCCGTCGTGCGGCTTTGCGTCGAGCACGCGAACCATCGGGCTTGCGTCCGGCGCGCTGAGCTGCTGATACCCGACGCCGCTCGGCATGAGCGGCGGGGCTTGACTGCCGAACACGAACAGCTGCCCGCGCACGGTCGCGAGCCCGAAGGTGTTCGCGGGCAGCACGAAGGTGGGAACGAATTTCTTGGAACGTTCGATGTCGCCGCCGCGCGAGAGGTGCACGTTCTCGCCAAGCCAGAGCGTTCCGGGAACGCCCGACGCTCGCGTACGGCGTCGATCCATCCCGAATTTAAAATCCGCGATGGTGATCGAGCCCATTAGTAGATTCCCCGGGTCACCCGATCGTACTTGTCGACGCCGTAGCGCCGCAGTATCTCGCCAAACTTAGATTGAAACAGTTGTTCGCGCGCTTCCGGGTTATTAAGAAACGCCGTCCATGCTTCTTGCGCCGGCGCAGACGGCATCGCGCCATCGCCCGCAAAGCGCTGCGCGAACGTCGCCGGCGGCGGTGCCTGCGGCGCCGGTTGCGGGGCCGGAACTCCGGCCGCTTCTGTGTTCAGCCGCATCTCGCGCTCAGCGTCGCGGCGCGTGCCTTCGCTCTGCAGACGGTTGATCCTGCCTAACGGGTACTGTCCCGTTGTGCCGGCAAACATCGCTTGTATCAGCGGCGTGATGTCGTCTTTCGGCGGCTCAATCAAACGCGCCATGATTATCTCCCGACGCGCACGACAACGCGCGGGTTCTTCCGCGGCATGCCTTCGCCGACCATGCTGTATGTTTTGTTGCCGCGGCCGGCGTTGCTCTTAAGTCGCTGGAAGCGCGCTTTAGCCAAGTCCGCTTTGATCGGCGCGTCGGCCGACTTCTGGCGCGCGAGCAGTTCGGCAGCGGCGTACAGGATGATGAGCTGATCGTCGAGATCAGCGACGTCTTGGTCGCCGACCATCGGCCGCAGCTTGCGAATGCCGATGAATTGCAGCCCGACTTGGTTGGTCGAGGCTGGGATCGGCCATACTTCGATCTGCTCTTTGGTCCCGCGCCAGCGAATGTCCCATTTCAAAACGGGATCGCAGCGAGCGTTGTTCTCGCTGTCATAGATGGCGTAGTCGCGGAAGCCGATCGGCCGCTCGATCTCAAACGGTTGCCCGCTGTACCAGACCGCGACGTCTTCGAGCTTGTCGAAATTCAGCTCGGCGGGGAAGTCATAGAAACGCTCCCCCGCTTGCATGGGGATACGATCGAACACCGTCCGCAAGTGCGGCCAGTCGTATTCGTCGTAGAGCGTTTCTTGCGTGCGCCGTATTGTCTGCTTGAGCGAAGGGAGATCGTCAACACCAACGGCGACGCTGCTAGACCTGCCAAGCTCGGCACGAAGGTCCGTGACGAGCTGCAGCAGTTGCGTGCCGCGCGCCATTCACGTTACCCCGCGAGCGCGTCCGCGTCGATCTTCTCAAGTGTTACCGTCTCGACAGGCTTCGAAACAACGGTGCGCTTGATCTCGGGTTCGCTGTCAAGAACGATCTCGTCGTCGGTCATGTCGACTTCGATCTCGTCGTCGACTTCCTCGATCTCCGGCTCGACGTACTCTTGCGGCAACGCGCCACCGACACCAAAGATTTCGTTGATCAACTTCTCGCCGTTGTCGACTATGCCCTTGCCATGGCGATAGGTGCCGGCGAGGCGCTTGCGTTCCGCAGCATCGGAGCGATTGACCTGTCCGATGCGCTGAATGTCAGCCACGGCATCAAGGCCATGAATGACTTGCAGCACGCGAATCTCGGAAGCCGTAAGAGGCGACTTGATCACCTCGTTGGCTACGTTCCCAGCCAGTCGAATTTTTGCCTGATAGACAATCATTAACAGCCACCCCCGCGACGCCCCGTCTTCTTTCCGCCTCGCTTCGCCATATCGGTCTCCTTTCGGTTACAGCATGCGACAGCGCCCCGTGGGGCGCTGCCGTTCTTCGGCCGGTGATTAGCCGGCGAACTGTGTGTTGCCCTTGTCGAGCGGATCGTACGCGGCGACGATCAGTCGGAACTGAATGGTGCCGTTCGGAGTGCCGTTTGGCGCCCACGTGCCGCGCACGTCGCCGGTGGTCGCAGTCGGCTTCGCGGTGTCGGCCGCGACGAGCGTGCCGGCGGTAGCGTTCACGCCGTCCTGGATTTCCTTAAGCACTTGCGCGGTCTGCGGCGTGAAGAACGGCAAACCTAAGACCTTGGTATTGCCCGCGCTCACGTTGCCAGCGGTAAGAGCCGACATCGCAACCTGCGTCACGCTCTTGAATGCCTTCTTGCCGTTGACAGTCGTGGTGCCATTCAGGGTCAGCGACTCTCTCAACGGCGCGTTGAACTCGTCAAGCCCGATGAATGTCGCAACCTGAGTTGTGTCGCCGGCATTGGACGACACGACCGAACAGGTGCGTGGAACGTCGAAAGTCGCAACGCCGCCAACAGCGGATGCGCCGTTAATGGTCAAGTTGCCCGGCGCGGGTACAGCCTGTGCGGCTGCGACAGCGGTCGCCGACAGCGCGGCGACAGCGCCGAAGTCCACTTCGAGCGTCTGCGCGTACGATACGCGGGACGCGACCGGCGAAACGGTCTGAACCGAGGCGGCCGGGTAGCGATCGGTGCCGGGAATCTCCAGGTGCAACTGCACGAGGGTGTTCGCCGGGATGGGCGTGGTGCCGTTGTAGGTCGCGGTGATCTGCGCCGCGCCGAACGACAGCGTGACGCTATCGGGCACGGCAAAGATCGCCTGCAGGCCGCGAGCGTTCATCCGGTGGCCGCGCCCGCCGGCGAAGCTGCCGGCGTTGGTGCCGGTCGGGTAGGCGAAGTTGATCGTGCCGCCAGATGCGACCGGGGCCGACACGACCGTTTCAGAGATTCGAAGAGACATGGTGTGTGTTCCTTTCTGCCCGGCCGATTACGCGATGCCGTAAACGCCGTTACAGTTGCGCTGATTGCACACCAGTCCGCCGGCCCACGTGACGGCGCGGTAGAAGACGTAGCGGTCTTCCGGTCGCGCGGGCTTGTGCTGCTGCATATTCTCGCCCTCGATCACCATCGGGAAGATGTGACGCGGGTCGAGCACAAACAGACGCTTCTGAAGCCCAAGGTCGTCGAGCGTCGGGTCGTACTGGATGGAGTTGCCCTTGAAGGCGATGTCGGCGACCGACGCGTCGATCTTGCCGGACTTTGCCCAGCCTTCGAGCGTATAGTTGCCTTTGGCCCGCAGCTCGCGCTCGAACCAATCCATGAAGTCAGAGCCCGCAAGCCAGAGAGTCGGCTTGCCTCCGAAGCGCCTCAGCTGGCGATACTCTTTCTGCAAGGTCTGCACGACGAGCTGTGCGTTCGCGTCAGCGGTCGAGATACCGAGAACCGCGCGGTTCCTCCACCACGGGTTCGCGTTCTGATCGATGCCGCCGACAACGAGGCCGGCAGTCGGGTTGTCGACCACGAACGAACGAACGCCCGGGACCAAATTCGGGTCCTGAGTGCCGTCGTTCCAGAACATGGTGTTCATGCCCCGGTTGGTGCCTTCGTCCATGTCTTCCAGCTTGTCGTCCATGATGTTGGCGAGCTGGATTTTCTCGGCGTCGGAAGCGACGGGAGTCGAGGCGCCGGTCGTGGTATCAGTGACGCGGATGCCGTCCTGCAGAAGCTCGTGCTTCGTGAACTGAATGCCCGCGTGAATGAGCTTCCACGGGTAGACGGCGCGCTTGATGTTGTTGGGGTTGCCGTACGTGACCTGATCGTCGTTCACGAAGCCCTGGATTTGGGTCGTGTAAACGCCCTTCACGCGGACAGTGATATTGTCTTTGCCGCCCGGGAAGTTCCTGGTCTTCGCCATCAGCGCGTCGAGCAGGGGCTTGTCCTGCAATGTCTGAGACGTGATAGTCCCGCGCTGGAAGTGCATCTCGATCGCCGCGTTGGCGATGTTCTCGATCTGCTCAACTGAGAAAGGCATTGTGGGGATAGCCTGTAGGCTGTCCCGTCCGAGTTATCGGCCAGCTAGGACGTTGTTGATGATGTCCAGCGTGTTCTTTGGGGCCACTTTCGAACGGGGCGAAGCGCCCGAAGTCTGCGGCAGGATTTCCTTGTTCGCCGGCTTGAATCTCGAATAGCGCTTGTTGACTTTCTTCAACGCTTCTTCGGAGAGCTTCACGATCTCCTGTGCGTCGGGGAAGTACAACGAACCGCGTTTCAGAGCTTCCGCCTGGATCGCAAGTTGAACCTGTTCCGCCACCTCGTCTTGCTTCAATGACCAATCCGGGTCTTTGCCGGCCTTGGCCTTCTCCCACTTCTGAGCGGCAGCGATGGACGTCGACACCAAAGTCTCAAGCGCGCGATCTTGCGCGGCCTGCTCGGATTGCCGTTGCGTTTCCGCGGCGCGATTGGTCGCGTGCGTCGCTGCGGCCTGAGCCCTAGACAACGCGATTGCGTGGTCTTCGGTCAGATATCCGAGACGAACCTGTTCCTTCAGCTCGGGGGACAGCTCGAAGCCGGTGGCGCGCTCAAGAGCGGCCATGACCGGACGAAGTGCCTCCAGCGCCTTTGCGGGGTCGCCGTTTTTGAGCATGCTGCCAAGGCGGATCATCTGATCCACGTCTTGACCGTCAAGCCCAGCGGCGGCTATGCCTCGCATGATCTGGTCGAGCTTGTCGGCCTTCGGGCGAAGCGTACCGATCTCGGTATCTTTGCCTTTGATGGTCGACGTCAGCCTTCCAAACCGTCGCTTTACGCGATCAGAAAGAGCATCAAGCTCTTTCTCGGACAGCTCGTCTTTCGTGTCTTCGCCATCGGTGTCATCCGAGGCGGGATCGGGCTCGGCGTCGGCCTGATCCGGGGCTTGCGAGGTTGGCGATCCCTCTTTGGGCTTGAGCGCGGCGTTAACCGTGTCAAGCATCGATACAGCCTGCGGTGGCGAATCCGCTTTACTGCCTTCCGTCTCTGTTGCGGCGGGGACGGTCGCCGTAGTCGCAGGGGTAGAAACTGACGTATCAACCGGCTCGACTGAGTCGGTGTCCGATGGCGAGTCGGGCATTACAGCCTCCGCTCTTGCGGCCTCGCCAAACGTCCCGTAGGGCGCTTGGCGTGACCGTAGATTGTGTAGGTCTTAGTATCCTCTATTTCCTACATTCCTGTCAAGCAAGACCCATGCCAGCGCCCGGGGCGCCCTGCGGCGCCGGGTACGCAGGCTGTGCGCCGGGCTCGTTCGCGGCAGGCTTCGGCGCGTTGTCGCCGCCCTTTCCGCCCTGCTCAGCGGGGTTTTTGCTGGCGTTCTGCGCCGAAAGCTGCTGCGCCTTGGCCATCATGGCATTGATCGCCTGAATGGACGGCATGCCTTCGACCACCGCGCCTTTCACGTCGACGTCAAGCAGCCCGCAAAACTTCTCAGCGAACGGCGTTGGGTTCACATTCGGGAGCTGCGTCACGAACGGCATGGCGCGTTCCATGTTCGCCAGCTCGGCGGGCTTGTTCGGGCGGCCAGACGAGCCGGCCTTGATCGACAGCGCCAAGTCCTTCGCGGCTTCCTCCCGCGTCATCGGCGTGTCGGGCCACACGGCGCCGGGACCGACAATCTCGATCACGGTGTCTTTGCTCAGCTCCGTGAGCATGAGCTGCCCGGTTGCGTGCGCCAGCTCGGCGAGCACATCGTCGAGATCGTCGACGTTGGACGCTTCGCCAACCTGCCGGCTGTTCTCCGCGATGCTGCTTTCGGTCGCGGTGTCGCCGGCAGTCGAGCCCATGTTCGCCTGTTGCGATCCGACCGTCCGCAGCATGTCGTTATACAGCGACTCCACTTCGTACAGGTTCGGGTCGAGCGGCACGGTCGGGATCGGCGCGAGCTTATCGACAAGCTTCTCGCCTTGCGTCAGGGCACCTACTTCCACGATGTCGCCAAGTGCGCGATTCTGAAGCTTCTGCTTATCGGTTTCCTGCAATGATTGCGCCGGCGAGTAGTACCCGGGCCGGTTCATATGACGATGCTCGCGCAAGCCCTGCCGCGACCGGTTATATTCTTGCTGGCTATGGCGCGCGTTCCAGACATCGGACGGCGGAATGCTGTCGCCGTTCTCGTCTTCCACCTCGTTGAACACGATCGGAAACAGCGTGAAGAACCGCTCAATCCTCACGTCCGGGCACTGCGGCTTTTTCAGGTAGTAATCGCAACCTTCGCAGATCGTGAATTCAAGCCCAGTCGATTTCTGCTGCACGCGATAAACGCGAGCCGGTGCGTCGCTGCATTCCTTCTTTTTGTAGTCACTCCAATACGTCTTTTGGCCGCCGTCTGGCTTGTACTGCTGATAACGGCCATTGATGTTGATCTTATAAGTCGCCTCGATCCTGTCGGGCGTCATTTCGAATTCGAGAGCCCACCAGTCGGCGCCCGCCAGCGTCTTGATGTGTTTCACTTCCGGGTCGAGGATGACCTGCGTCGACTTCGGGAACGCATAGACCGGCCCTTCGCGGACGATCTTGTATTCATCCTTCTGCAGCTCGGCGAGAGCCAGGCGCAGTTCCTCAAACTTCGCCTCGTCTTCCTCGATCTCGCCGCGCGCCATCTGCCGCAGCCGCGCCTCAACAGTCGCGACCTGCGCAGTCATGTCCCGGATTTCTGCCGTCACGTCCGGCCGCGGCTCCAAAAGGCGTTGGAACTGTAGATCGACGTACGCGATGCCGTTCACGCGCGCTCGCCGGACGGCGGCCTTGAACTGCTGCTTGTAGCCGGCGGACTGCTCGTTGATGAAATAGTCATGAAGGATTTCGAGCGTTTCCGCCATACCATCCATCATGTTATTGTATGCCTGGACTTGCGCGACATCGTTGATGATCGCCATCGCGTTCGGGTCCGGCGGCATGCCAACCTGTATAGCCGTTTGCACCGTCTCGATCGCTTCGTACAGCGACGCCAGCTTGCCGTCCCAAACCGCGTACATGCGGCGCCGCTTACGCTCGCAATACGCCTTCGGGTTCTTGGCGTAGGTCTGCGCGACAGACTGGTTGATGTGCCGGTTGATGATCGGCACAACGTAGTTGCCGCCTTCCTCGTTCAGCTTCGCCCACGACGAGTCGGCGCCGGCCTTTGCGATTTCCATGCACTTGCGCATGCGCGCGAAGGTCGTCTCCCAATGCCTCTTACCCGCCGCGATGCGGCCCATCCAACCCTTGATAAACGCCTTTTGCGCCTCGTCCGGCTCCGGCAGCCGATTGTTCTGGTCGTCAAAAACCGGATTCTGCGGCACTGCCGCCGCTGTCGGGGCTGCGGCCGGCGCGGGCGCAGAGACTTCTACTTCTTCAGCCATATCACCATCCTGCGGTGGCTTTCACGCGCTTCTCTTGCATTGCGCGGAACTTGGCGCGACGGAGGATCGCGCCGATCGTGTTGGTGGGAAGCTCGTCGGGCAGTGCTGCTTTCGGAGCTCCGAGTTCTTTCAAGAGCCCCTGACCGACGTTAGAGAGAAAATCCACAAAGTCGTCGTTCGGCCCGTTGTCGAACATGAGCAACTGCCCGCGGGCGCGCTGCCACCACGGAGCGAAGCGCGGAAAGCGCACCTTGCGCATCTGCATCCGGCCTTGGATGGCGCGAGCGCGCACGCGCTTGTCCTTAGACGGCGTGATCGGGTCGAGCGTTGTCGTGTAAACCTTGTCCTCGATCATGCGCTTGATGAGGAACGGCCCGAACGACTTCGATATGAGTTCGTTTTCAAGCCACCAAAGACCTGGCTTGTGGGTCTTGAATTGGTTGATCAGTTCTTCGACGGTCCGAAGTGTGTCCATCCGTTCCCAAACGAGATCGGGAAGAACCCAGATGTCTTCGTTCTCGTCGATACCGACACACCCGATGCACGTAAAATCGGCGCGCTGCTTGGTGCTGACCGCATGGTCAGAAGATCCATAGTAGCGCAGCTCTTTCGGCAGCTCGTCGCGATTGTACTCGACGAGATATTCCTTTTTGAAATAGTCGCCGTCGTCGGGCGCCGGCGAGCCCATGTAGAGGCTGTTAAAGGTGTAAGCGTCGAGTGCCTTGGCTTCGGCCAGAAGGGGCAGCGACTTGCGCCCGGGCCAGAGCGACGACATGGGCTTGCGCCCAAACTGCTCGATCACGAGCGGGTCGGTCGGCGTTTCGAGCGTAAGCCCTAACGCCTTGGCGAGCGCCGGATCGTCGACGACCGCCGGCAGGTTGATGTACGTCCAACGCTCAGCGTGGCCCTTATACTTGCCGTTGCGCTCCGGGTGCTTCGGATCGCAAAGCCGGCCGATTAGGTCGTCGAGGTTCCATCGCGTATGAACGATAAAGATAAAGGTATCGTCGTGGCATCGCGAGAACACAACGCCATTGAACCAATTCCAAACACGTTCCCGATAGCTCTCTGAATTAGCATCTTCGGCGTTACGATATGGGTCGTCGACAACAAAGCCGTCCGCAGGTTTGCCAGTGCCGGAACCACCGACGCCCACAAAGGCCAGTTTGCCCCCACGCGATGTAATGAGCAGGTTTTTCGCCGCGCCTCCCTTCGAGAACTCCAGAGCCGGGAAGACCTGTTTAGATACCGGGCTGGTCGCGATGTTGCGGACTTCGGTGCCGAACTCGTGGGCAAAGTCATCGTTGTAACTCCCCAAGATCATGTGCTGCGACGGGTCTTTGCCGGCTGTCCAAGCCGGCCCGACGCGCGAGATGATTTGACTCTTGCCAAATTGCGGGCCGATCGAGACGGCGACGCGCTTCAGCTTGCGACTGACGCATTTCTCCCAAATCTCGGCGAGCAGACGCGCTTGCGGAGTGAGAATGAACCGGCTTTTGGTCGCATCGTCCGGGTCATTCGCATCCGGCATCGTCAGCTGCAGATACGGCAGCATATGCTCTCGCGCTTCCTTGATCGCGATGAGCCGCTGAACCGCCTTCAGCTGCAGAGCGTGCGGGTTTACTTTCTGCTGCGCTTCCACGTTAGGAATTCTGCGGCTTCCTCCAGATCGGGGAAGCAACGAATGCCCGGTTCTTGCCCGCCTCCGTGCGGGTCGATAATTGCCGTGATGCTCGCGCCGCGCTTCTGTGAGCCGAAGCCGTGCACGTCGGCGAAATTGTCAATGAACTTGTAGCCACGCGCCCGGATCAGATGGTACGTGTAGCCCCGGTGAGCGTGTTCTTCCTCGTGCACCGCCCAACAGTGCTTATGGGCGCACGCGTAGATGTGCGCCTGCTCGCCCCACTGCGCTTGTTTCTGCGCGCCGTGCAGATGGTTCCACTGCGACGTGCCGGGGAAGTCGTGCGACATGTGGATTCGAACGCGCGTATCGTTCGGGAAGACTAGTTGAAAGCGCGCTGACCAATCTTCGACCGGTACAACGCCTGCATTCGCTTTGAAGATGTACGGGCCATCTCCCCAAGCATCATGATTCCCCAAAATGTGAACAAGCCACTTAACATCGGAGTCCTTCAGCAGCCATTTGACGATCTTCCACGCCTGTTTCTTCGACATCTTCGTGTCGGCGTAGAGTCGCATGAGTCGGCCGACCCAATTATCTGTGATATCATTTCCACCAATCGCGTAGAGACCAGGAGTAGTCTCCAAGATTGTGATGTGCTCGCGCAGCAGCGGCCAGTTCGTTCCGGCGTTGTCGATATGGGGGTCGCCCATGAAACAGACGCCGATGGGCTCGTTCTTTTTGATCTTGATTTCCATCCACCGACGCGCTTCGCGCGCCTTGTTTGCAGCCGTGAATTGCTGGCACGCATGGTCAATCAATTTCTCAACTGGCAGCTCGCTCTCGGGAAGGTTGGGGTACTCGATTTCAGGCTCAGGGAGCTTAACAGCGCCGCGGGCGGACAGCTTCCTGTACCGCTCTTGGATCGACGACCGCGCGATGCCTGCGGCTCTCGCCGCTGCGCGCACGCTCCCATGCCGCTCAACCAGCTGCACCAAGTCAGCATCGCTTAGCGCCATGGTCCCTCCGTTAGGTCTTGATGATGTAGTTCAGGATGATTGTCGGCTGCACGTTGTTGTGCGCGGCGCCTGAGCCTCCCGATGCTGCGCTGCCTTGCGCGGTGATTGTGACGCCAGCGGTCGCCGCCGACGAAAGGCCGATCGTGCAATCAGCGGTGCCGGCAGCGTTATTGGTCGCGCCATCACCACCGAAGAACCCGGCCACCTGTGGCCGATTGGCGTTGGTGAGAGTGGTATTGACGTTTTGGTCGGTGCTGAATTCGAAATGCCGGTGCGGCGTCTCGCCAACCGAGATACCGGAATTCGCAAAAGTGCAGCTCGGCAATTGCGCCTGCGTAATCGTCGCGCCTTCACTGCCGCCAACCGCGGCCAAGATATCACCGTCGAGTCCGCCGGCTTGGTTCGTGAGCCGGTTCGCCGACCCTTGCACCATGTCGTCTTTGCCAGCGACCACGCGCCCGCGCAGATCGGGCACGTTGAACGTGGTCGCGCCGTCGCCGGAGCCGTACGTCGTACCGATGACCAGGAACAGCGCCGCGAACGTCGCGCGGCTGACCGCTTGGCCGCCGCATAGCAGATAACCGGCCGGTGCCGATGTGCCGGCGTAAGGAAAGACGATGCCCGGCGGCAAGCCCGGCAGTAGCGCGCCGGCAGCTGCAGCGTCCGCAGCGGTCAACAGCGCGCGGCCGATCGCCGTACTGTCGCTGATCTGCGTCGCTACGTGCGTGTGGGATAGCGGCGCCTTCTCGGCGTCGACTTCGGCGAGCGCGGCTTGCACCGTCACGGCGCTGATCCCGCCGGTTGGCGAAACCGCGATCTGTGACGCGTTAACCAGCGGCACGCTGGCGAGGTTAACGATCAATTCCCACTTGCCGGCCGCGAGATCGGTCGCGAAGACGCCGCTCGTGTGATCTGCCTTGGCCCTGTAGAAGGCGCTTCCTTGGAAAACCGTGTCGATCGGCGAAATCTTGTATTGCGTCGCGGTCGCCCAAACGCGCGGCGTGCTGATGCCGACCTGAACCTCTGCGGCGAGCTGCTCGGCGCCAACGGACAGGTTCGCAATCGCGCCGTCGTCGCGCTGGATGAGTTCCAGGTTGGCGAGCACGGTGTCGAGAGTTTGCTTAACGGAATTCAGTTCAGCGTCGAGCTGATCCGCCGGCAGGGTTGCCAGTGGGTTCGCCGTCTGGAAGTTAGTGAACGAGAATTCCCGGTCGTACGGGATCGGTTGTGCCATTGTATGTCTTAGCTTCCTACAAAACCTACAACGCAGTCAAGCTTATGGCTGGCACGCGATGTAGAAGCTGATCAGATGATTGAAGGCTCCACCGTCCGCTTGGTCGACTGACGTGTTCGAAGGCGATGTGTTGTATATTTTGTAGCGGACGTCGAAATTCTGGCCCGCGCCGTTGCCGATATTGGCGTCTTCAGCCGGCGAGAACGTGCCGGACGGTATAACCGCGTCCGCACAGCTATACATCGCGAAGATCACCAGCGGCGGGGTGCCGCTGCCCGCGGCAACGTTTTGTAAAGCGGGATCGCCCGCGGTCGCTTCTGCATTAACCGTGCTCGGCGTCGCCGTGACGATCGCCGCCGTTGGCCTGATCACGATAGCCGTAAATCGCCACACCGAGGATGCGTTGATCCCGTTAACGACCGCACCCGCATCGCCCCCGACCGCGATCTTGTAATGCGCCTCGCACCGAAATGTCGAGTTGATGTTGGCTAGGTTTGTGTACCCGCCCGGCGTTACAGCGGTGCCGTTGCCGCGGTTGAACAAGACAATCAGATCGCCGCCCTGAACCGTGCCCGGGAGGGTCAGGGTGCTGGTCGTGCCGCTACCGGTGTTGATCACGCTCGCATGGAACGAAAGCGAGAATGTCACCGCCGACTTTCTGATGAACGGAGGCGGCACGAAGAAGAGATTGCCGCGGCGCGGCACCTCGACAACGGGCGCCGGCATGATAATCGCCGGCTTAGGCGGCAGCCAGAGGTCCATTACTGCATCGCCTGCACGATGAGCACGGAGCCGTCACCGGTGATGCTGGCATGACAGCGGAATTTGTGCCCGTTAGTGGTGGTGAACGAGTCGCCGGCGACCTTCGTCCATCCACTCGTCGTGATGGCGCCGGCCGATCCGTTGTTGACGATCGTCAGCAGATACGCGCCGACGTTGGAGCCGGGCGCGAGCGTGTGCGCGCCGCCGTTCGTGTATTTCTGTAGCGGCCGGTCGCCGGGATCAGGCGTCACGGTGCCGGAGCTGATCGTGCCAAGATCTTTTTCAGTGACACGAGCGCCGCCGGCGAGCGTTTGATCTTCGACATTGAGCTGTGCCGGCTGCGCGAGATTGCCAAGGTGCCAGACGTTATTGCCGTTGTTCTGAAGGTTGCCGGTGCCCGTAATGACGTTGACGATGCCGTTGCTGTCGGTGCCGTCCCACAGCACAATTTCCCACGTCTCGGGCGCCATCCCTTTCGTGAACGCGAGATAAGGTTTGTTAGAGCCCCAATCTGTCGGCGTGAGCTGCAGATAATCGAGGCGCGTAACCGCCGTATTGATTGAGATAACGGTCGTGCCGGTAAGGGTGGGGGCAGAAGCGCGCACCACGGAACCGGTGCCAGTGAATCCGGTGATCTGCCAAGTGTCGACGCCGGTACGCTCTGCGAAACCGTTGGACGCGAGCGCTTCGAGCGCGGCGAGATCATTCGCGAGAACGAAAGTCGGGTTGCCGGCGACGCCGGCGGGGTTCGTAATCGTGAAACCGGCCGCCGGCGCGGTGAGCGAGCGCAGCGCCCACGTGTCTGCTGCCGTCCGCGCCGCGAATCCGGTCGTGGCCAAGGCCGCGAGAGCGGTCAAATCCGCGTCGAGCGGCTGCCGAGTCGCGATGCCGGCGACGACCGCGGCCGTGACGAACGCCGACGTCGCGATCGACGTGTCGTTGTCGCCCGGCGAGGGTGTCGGCGCCTTCGGGTCGCCCGTAAACGTTGGCGAGTTGATATCGGCTTTGAGCAAAGAGAGCGCGTCGATCGCGTCAAGCACCTCTTGCGCGTTCTGCGCGCTCAGCGCTTGGATCGTCAGCCACAAATCGTCTTTGAGCTGGTCGCGGCCAATGGTCTTGTTCGCGACTTCGCCGTCGTCGCGCTGAATCAGCTCCAGATTGTCGAGAATTTCAGTGAGCGTGATGTCGAGGTTCGCGAATTCATGGTCGAGCTGGTGCCCCGGGAACCAACTTTGACCGGCTTCGATCGACCAGAACGTAAAATCCGGCTCGTACGGGGTGGGCTGCGGCATTCAACGATACCTGAGAACGAAAAACCCCGGCGCCGGCCTGTGCAAGCCTGTCGCCGGAGGGCTGGAAAGGGTGCCCGATGTTTGGTCTGCCTCTGGCACGCCACGGAGGGGACGGGGGACAGCGTGCGGGGCTTGACTCAGGCGTCGGAGCCGCGCCTAGCGGAGTGATGAGCCGCGTTTTACATGATAGCCTCCCGGGTGCGACCGCGCGTCCCGGTGACACGGCGTCCGCTTGTAGGTCTTAGTATCCTACGAAACCTACAAACTAGTCAAGCGACGAGCTATAAAGGGCCGGGGCTATGCCTCAACCGGCCCATGTAGCGGCGGGATCGTCGGTCGCGAGAGACGATTGCAACACGATGGTCACGCGCTGCAGTTTGGCGGTCGATCGCCAGCGGCCGAACTCGGCAAGGACGACCGGATCGGTCGCGTAGGTGTCGATCGGGTGCCCTTTCGTGGCCACAAGCCACGTCATCATCGCGCCGCGGGGCGTTCCGCTGATCGATTGGAGGTTGATTTCGCCGCCGTCAACGACCGCCCACGCGTGCGCTCTCATTCCGCCCTCCTTGCATTAACCACAGTATGTACCTCCGTACTCTATTTCCTACAAGAGGATTTTGAAAAACGAAAAATTTGCGCCGGCGGGTTGCGACGTTTGGACTCCGGCCCGGCGACCCTCCCCCCGGGGGTCGGGGGGTATGGGGGTGGGTGATATGCTGATATCCCGCCTTACTAAGGCTGCATTTCATCCGATAGATCAATAGGATAGGCGCTTCCGGCCCGGTCGACACGCGCAAACGGTACAGGCTTAGCTCGTTCCGCCAGCACATTTTCGAGTTGAGCGGCTAGTTTGTGCAATTCGTCGATGGTCATTTCGTGCAGCTGTTTTTGGCCCGGATCATCGGCCGCTGTAGCACGTGGCGCCACCATACCCGCTCTGTCCAGGATACGCGTGGCGCAATCCCTTTTTACCTTCTCATCCGCGGCAGTTTCGGCAAGCGTCTTCAAGACGCGCAGTCCCATGGGCGCGGCCAAGGCCAATTGGCGCCGCGTCTCGACCAAGATTGCGGCGACTACGCGCGGCCGATGTAGCAGCCCATAAGCCGCTTTTTCACCTATGCCGGCCTTAAGAGCCGCGGCGGGCACACTGCTTGTCTGCACATATTCGAGCGCGAAGGCGCGCTCGCTATCTGTTAGCGCGATCTCGGGGAGTTTCATGGCGCCCAATTGTAGCAGCAAAACAACGTTGTAGGAAATAGAGGACAAATCTGCTTGACACGACCTACAAGCAGGGCGCAATGTCGCGCCACTGCCGCTGTTTGACATTGTGAATCGGATCGAAACCCTCTGTTCGTTTCCACGACACAGAGCGGCGCACAACTCGCGCCGCTTTAGCCGCGGAAATGCGGACAACGGAGGAACTAACACCATGCCAAAGAAAGCTTTCCATTGTGCTGATCTCGCCAAGCTCTGCGCTTGCTCTGGCTTTGAGCAGTGCGAAGCGTGTCGCGTCGAGGGTGCGGTTGATCCCGCATTCGACGCGGTGGGCGATAGGCCATGGGTTGAGCTGTCTCCAGAGGTTCAGCACTCGATTTTAGTTGAGTGCTGGCGGGACGCGTAAAGGCGTCTCGGGATGGCGCGGCGGGGCCGCTGTGAACAAGTCCCTTGCCGCGCCATCCGCACCTCAGTGACGCGACACCCTGCAGCGGCTCCGGCCGCTGCAGTAGCCGCGACACATCGCGGGGAACCGGAGGATACGACACTATGGGCCAAGAATACAGCGACCCTAAACGCGCGAGCGACCCGCACGCGTTGCCCGATATCGAAGTCTTTCAACTCTCGGCGCGAGAAGTAGCCGAACGGGATGAGGACTTGATTCGTGAGTGGATGAAAAAGCACGAGTACCGCTTAGCATCCATGAATCGGGGAGTGCTTGAGAAAATGTTCGATGCCATGATTGAGGCGGAGAGCATACAGGGCGGCTACTTCTATTGGTTTTGCTTTCCGGGCTGCTTGCCCAATAGCGAGCCTATTGGCCCGTTCGAAACCTATCAACAGGCTTTGGACGACGCGCGCCAATTTCCTCCAAGTGATGACGACTCGCCAAGCGAGACGGAGCACTGACGCGACACACTGCAGCGGCAAGCGAGCCGCTGCAGTAGCCGCGCCAATGCGGGGATAACGGAGGACTGATGACTTGGTACACGTTGCGATGTGACGCAATCGACGCGTTCAAGCGATCGTGGCCGTGCCACGGCTTGCCAGACGACTTGCATTCTCTGTCCGCTGAATTCGCCAGCAACGGCGATTTGGTTGACTTGGAAGCATACGACGAATCCGGCAAGCGGCTTGATACCCACGACTTTGACGGCCCCGCCTTGCTAACGCTCGTTAGTGACGCGCGAAAGCTCGGCGACACTTCCAATTGACGCGACACACTGCAGCGGCGCGAGCCGCTGCAGTAGCCGCGCCAATGCGGGGATAACGGAGGAACTACCATGCCAAAGACCACGCGCTATTGCGTGCCCTGGAATACGGGACTGTCAAGCACAGATCGCGCCGTGTGCTCTCGACTGGGCCGATTGATGACCACACTTGATACGGAAATCAATGAACACGTGGTGCAAGGCGCTATCGTTGACGATATCCGACAATTCCGCCTCATGCTGCTGACTAAGCTAGAGGCGGATGGGTGGTCGCTTTCCTATGGTGGCGGCAATCGAATGAAAGTTCGCACGCCAGAGAGCAAGCACCCGTTCCCGAGACGGACTATCGGTCACAAGTGACGCGACACTCTGCAGCGGCTCCGGCCGCTGCAGTAGCCGCGACACATCGCGGGGAACCGGAGGACTAGCCTATGAGAAAGACGAAAGCACAGAAGGCAGCTGACACGCGGATTGACCGTGCCTACAACGCTACGTGCAAAGGCATGCAAATCAGCGTGTTGGATATCCCGAAAGTGTTCACATTCGGCCACCAGCGAATCGCCGCAGGGGACAATGACGAGCAGCTAGGGACTGCCATCCGCGCCTATGTCGAACAGATCGCAAAGCGCTAACGCCGCATGATTCATGTAGCGAAAGCGCTTGGCGGCTACTTCCTGTCGGTAGGGTTTATCATCTACCTGCTAGTGCTCTACTGGCCTAAGTGACGCGACACTCTGCAGCGCCGCAAGGCGCTGCAGTAGCCGCGACACACGTTGCGGGGATAGCGGAGGAACTATGACAATCACACATGCGCTCTATGTTGAGGTTTCAGCCAGCACCCCGGAAACCGTGGCGCACATGGTGGAAGCACTAGCCCGCGCGGCTTGCGATGTTGCGAACAGCATGGAAGACGACGCGGCTCACATCCAAGTTTGGGATAATGACCGCGGCGAACAAAGCCATTTACCAGTGTCCCCAAAATGACCGATAAGCCCCACGGCAACCCCGTGGGGCTTTTTCATTTCAAGCGCCTAATCAGATCCCCTAGCGCACGGCCTCGATCGGTCAATCGGTACAGATACCGCGGCTCCTTTGTGAAGCGTGCGGGCTTGAAGCCCGGAATGCGGCGCCGCTCTGCAAACCCGTTGCGAACCATCGCGGCAAGCGTGTTGCGCGCCAAGCGGCCATCCAACCCCGTGAGGTTAACGACGTCTCCCGACGTGTGCCAGGCGTGGCCACTCTGCAGCCAGGTCGCGCATATCTTGTCAATCATACGCTCACCTAGCGGCGGGGCTATTCGACGGCGCCACGCCTTCTTTGCCGCTATCCACTCCGCACGCCGCGCGGCACTCTGTCGCCGGAGGATATGCGCGCGAGACATCTTGGCCCGAGTCTCGAGACTGTGTTCCCGCCGCAGCGGCGCACCCGCGGCCCACTTCAGTACGTCGTCCAAGAATGTGGAGGCGCGGGGGGTGAGCCGGGGCATGGTTAAAAACTGATGGCGAGTTTTGCAAATTCAGAAACCGAAACGGTTCCGCTTCCGCTCGACCCGGCACCGGACGACCGGAGACCTATAGGGTCTCTCCGGTGTCCGATGGGTTGCCGCACCCTAGTTTTCATCGTCTTCCGATGCTGCCGATGCTATCACAAGCCAGCGTTTTCCGGGCATTTCCGATAGGTGACCACCGGAAACGAGCTTGTCCCTCCAGGGCTTGAACGCTTTCCGCTGCGCTTCCGATGCTTTTCCGATGCCTACGAACTCCGCAGGCAGTTTATTAACCAGATCGGCCCAAGTAAACTCCATGACGCCGGGCGGCAGTGCCGCCAGTATCGCGCCTTTGAGGCGCACGAGTTCGGGCGAGAGCGGCGCCGGGTCGTCGTCCGCCTCCGTCACGGTTCGCCATTCGACGGTGCAGCTCGTGATACGGTCCCCGTCGCGCTCGCCGATCTGCAGCGGTATCAGCTTGAACGCCATCTCGAAGTCGGTATCAAGGTCGCGCTGCTTGGTGGCGCGCATGACCTTCTTCTTAACCTCGATCTCCGTGTCGGTCGCTGCGCGCAACAGGCTGTGCCCACGGGCGCCCCGGGCGGCATTCTTGCCGCTGTGGTGGATCACCATCACATGCGAGCCGGTCGCGCTGCGGATTGCATCAAGCGACTTGACCAAGTGCCCCATGTCGACGGGGCTGTTCTCGTCGCCGCCAGCGAGCGCCCTAGACAGCGTGTCTATTACGACCAGCTCAACTGGAGCTCTGGCGTGCGCGGCAACCTGTTTTGCGGCGTCGACCAGAAGGTTGACGTGCTTGCGATCGTGCACGAGATCAACATCAAGGCGCACCACATAGAGCCGCTGCAGCAGCTCCGGCGTTTTCTTCTTGATCGCGGCAAAGCGCTTGTAGATCGCCCGCCCGCCTTCGGCCGCCACATAGAGCACCGCGCCCTGTCGCGCCTTGCGCCCGTTCCACTCTTGGCCGCCGCTGATGTGCGCCGCCATGTCGAGCGCCACGAAGGTCTTGCCCGATCCCGATTCCCCGTACAACACGCTCATTGTGCCCCTGTCGAGCACACCCGTAATGAGCGGGTCGCCCGCGTGCGTGATTGCCTTGTCGGCGGCAGCGAGCGCGTGCTCCCACACTGTCACACTGTGGGCTGATTTTGCATTTTGGACTTCAGACCGCGGCCTGATCTCGACCGCTTCGAAGCCCGGCGCGTTGGGGCTTGCCGCCCCGATTGCACGCGTCCGGTTCTTCTGCGCGCTCTCAATGATGCGATCGACGTCGTGATCCTCAAGCGGTGGCTCGCATCGCGCGTCGTTCCACGCGCACAACATTTGCCATGCGCTCGTTTCAGATAATCCATAATCGAACAGCTTTGCGGCAACGGCGAATGCCGTGTTGTCGCGATTGCCCTGCTCGGCGCGCGGTGCGCGATTCCATAGATAGTCGGTGGCCATGGCCACAGCTTCGGTGCTTTCATCCGCGACGCGCTGCCCGCTCGCGCTCGTGCGCTGCCGCGGGGCTCGCGCCTGATCGAGCAGCCATTGTGGCGCCATGGCGAGCTTGTCGCCCTCGAAGCCTTTGAACCATCGATAAGGCCGCCCGTCGATCTCGCTGCCGGGCGCCACGATGTAGCCGCCGGCCGATTTGATATCGATGCCCGGGCCAAGCTTCGAGCGACTGTTAGGAACGGTTAATCCATCTGGTAGCTTGTAGATGTGGTGAACGCCGCCGCTCTGCGTTTGCTGCGTCGCCGTATCGGGTGCGTCTTCCGCCAGCATGATCGCGTCCCACGATCCTTGCCCCCCGTTGCGTGGGTCGACGTCGATAACGCACAAGCCTTCGGTGCTGATCCCGATGTTGGCGCCGGGGAATTCGTCAACCCACCATTTACTAATTAAGTCCGGGTTATCGTTGGCCAATGTCTGCCAGTTCTTGATTGCCGGCACCTTGCTGTTGGGTTCGATAGGAAAGATTTTGAAGCCGTTACGCGCAAGTGAGAGCGCCGCATCAAGCCGCGCGTTTTGGACGTCGGATGTCATTAAACGCCTCGAAAGGATGATTGACCTAATTTTCCGACATTAACTAGAAGCTTGTCAAATAAGCGCATTTTGCGCTTCGCCGTTATCCGTATTTTAAGAGTGCGGACGGCGCGTCCTACAAAACCTACTTGACACTGGGTGTAATGGAACCATAGGCTTAGATCGACATAGAGGGGACCGCGCGTAAAGAGCCGCGGCAACGTCAACAACACGGTGGGCGAATGACAACGCTGTCTCTCGACCTTGGGACAGCCACGGGGTTTGCGTGGGGAACCAAGGGTGCCGTCGCCTCTGGCACGTGGGACTTGAGGCCGAAGAAGTACGAAGGCGCCGGTGTGCGTTATCTGAAGTTTCGCAAGTCTCTCGACGAGTTTCACAAGTCCAATCCGATCACGCTCGTGACTTTTGAGGCGGTGCGGCGCCATCTTGGCACCGATGCAGCGCACATCTATGGCGGGCTGATGGGCACCCTCGAAGCGTGGTGCGAAGCCAACGGCGTGCCCTACTTCGGCGTGCCAGTGCAAACCATCAAGAAGTATTGGACTGGCAAGGGCAACGCCAACAAAGAGGCGATGATCCGCACCGCTGCGATGATGGGCTTCGAGGTTCACGACGACAACGAAGCGGATGCTATCGCACTGCTGTACTACACGATCGAGGCCGGAGGCGCGCAGCATGCCCAAGAAGCGAAGCCGCCGAAGAAACGACGCGCTACCGCCGCGCCCGTGGAGTCGCGACGACATGTGGTGCGATGAGACTCGCACCAAGTGCGCGCAAGCCATGGTGAAGTGGCTGAAGGACAACGGCACCAACGTGAAGCGCCCGATCAATTCGCTAACTAAGCATGAGTTGGAGTGCTTAGCCGAAGCGGCCACGAGCACGTACATCAAAGAGGCGGCGCACAAGGTCGTGCACGAGCCCGACACCCTCGAAGGGATCATGCTGGCATGGATACTGTGAAAACCGGTCTGATCGTTGGGTGTGGCGTTGTATGTCTGCTGCTGCCGATCGCCCTATTTGTCCTGTCTTTCGCCAAGTTGGCGCAAGTGATCGGCCTTCAGTGATTAAGCATGCGGGGCGAGCGAACTAAAAAAAAATTTGACAAGCGTGTAGGTTCTGTAGGACGCTTAGACCTACAACAAGACGGAAGGGACCAAGGTGCTCGAAACAATCCTCAGTGTCATCGCCGGTGTGGCACTCGTTCTCGCCGCGCTCGTCGCTGCTCTGCTGTTTCTCGCACTCGTTTGGTTCCTCGTGGTCTGCGTCTATGTCGGCGCCATCGCGGCGCTTGCCTACGCCCTCTATTGGGCAACCAAACGGTGAGGATCGAATGATCAAGCTTGAAGTCAGCGGCGACACTCCGCAGCGGTTCGTTGAGGAAGCCTTCAATGCGCTTGGGCTGATTGCCCGCGCAGTGCAGCCGCGGCAGGCGCCGCAGAGCGCTCCGGTTGTGACGCCCGCCCCGGCGACGGCGCCGCAGCTCGACGCGCAGACAAGCCCGCTGACCGGCGAGCCCACGAAGGATGTCCGCAAGACACGCACGACCAAGCCGAAGGCCAACAAGGTCGCGGCCACCGATCCGGTGCCGGAGGCAGACGCGCCGGTCGACGGCACGCTTGACAGCTCTGTCGATTTCCTCGCCGATCTCGGCGACGAGCCTCCGAAAGCCGAAGCACCTGTCACGCTCGAAGACGTGCGCGCTGCAGTGCGCGCGTACAACGCCGCTGTCGCCAAGCGCGGTCAGACGCTTGAGCAGGGTGTCGCGAAGGTCACGCCACTATTCCAGAAATGGAACGTCACGAAGGTCTCCGATCTGAAGGAAACACAATACGCAGCCTTCAAGGCTGAGCTGCAGCCGTACATCGATGGCACGGCGTAACAAATCATTCGTCTTCTGGGCGGACGCGATCATGCAGGCGGCCCGACATCCCGGGCTGACCTTAGATGCAATCGATGTCCACGAGATCGCGAGCGCCGCGGTTCGCGCCCGCTCAGATCGAGAAAGTGTCAACGCCATCGTGCACGCGTTGACGTGGCGGAAAGAGCACGAACATGTCGGTGAGCATATAGGAGTTGTGCAGTGAGCGACAGAAACAGGATCGACATTCCGCATTTCAAGCATTGGCTGCGGCAGCAGGACCCGGAAACGTTCTACCAATACACCGCTGCGTCAGACTGCCTCGTGGCACGCTACATGAAAGCGCACGGGTTCACGCACGTGGATGGCGGCCCTTGGGAAGGAAAGGGCGTGCGCGCCGATGGCGTGTTGGTCTACTTCGACATTCCGCGCCCTCTCGAAAACGCCGCGCTGAACGGCGGGACATACGGTGGTGCGCTCGCGCTGTTGCCGTGACGCTTTGCCCGTGGTCCGGCGCCGCATGCTGCGGCTGCTGCGCCGGCGGCTTCCCCTGGAAGCATAACGGAGAATTCCCAACGTCCTGCCGCGCGTGGCGCGGATGGACAAGAATGGAGGCGTTCAGTGAAGTTCACAATTCTAGTCGCGTTGCTCTATCTGTTCAGCAACGGCGTGCAGAACGACGATCCGGTGGAGACGTTCCAGTATAAGGACACGTTCCCAACAGCGCGCGCGTGCGAGGCGTTCCGTAAGTCGCCGGAGCTGCAGGACGAGCTTGCGAAGCTTGCTGAATATCTGAGCGCCCAGCTGGCCGGCAAGCAATTCGCAATCGAGACGGAGTGCGTGACCGTCGAAGGTCGCAGCGCTTCGGAGTAACGCCACATGGCCGACGTCAGTCTCGACCAGCATATCGAGCCACATCAATACGCCGAGTGCCCGATCTGCGACGAAGTGATCTTGTCGCACGATAAAGTCGAGACGGCGGAAGCCCATGGGCGCATGTACCTCGTGCACTGCCATTGCGTCGAGCGCGTGTGCGCCGACCAGGACGAGGACGATGATGCGCGGTAGCAACAAGCTGGAGCTGAATACTGCGACAATGGTTGAGGCGCTGCAATTCTGGTTGGACGCGCAATTCGCACCGGGGAAGTCGCCGAAAGTGACGCACGTCGCCATGGTCAACCGCGGCCTCAACCAATTCGACGTCAGCGTGACGGAACGGAAACCGGACGAGGCTAAGTCGTGACCGAAGTCAAAAAAGCGCGGCTCAAGCCATCGGACGCACACCGATGGATGAAGTGCCCCGGCTCGATCACGCTGGACGAAGGTCTGCCGCGTGAAGAGACGTCGTTCGCCAACGAAGGCACCGCCGCGCATCTCTTTGCTGAACACTGCCTGACCGGGCCGCACCGCGACCCGAAGGTCTACAAGCATTTCATCATCGACGTGAAGCTCCGCTCGATCTACGCCATGGGGCCGGAGCCGGACGGCATGCGCTATTTCGCCGTCGACGCAGAGATGATTGACGGCGTGCAAATCTATCTCGACGAGGTTGCCCGGATTGCCGCCGAGCCGGGGTGTGAGTACGAAGTTGAGGAACGCTTGAGCGTCGCCGAATTCGCGGACAGCGTGACGAGCGGCCTTGGCGACTTCGTTGCCTACATCCCGGCTCCGCGGAAGGTTGTCGTCATCGACTTCAAATATGGCCGCGGCATCACGGTCGACGCCGCCGAGAACGAGCAGCTGTTGACGTACGCGCTCGCCATCGCGTCGCGCTACCACAACCGCGGCGTCGACGAAATTGAAGTCATCGTCGTGCAGCCGCGCGTGAGCAGCCGTCCCTCACGGTGGACGCTCGAGTCCGACGATCTGCTCGCGCACGCGATGGCGCTGCGCGCCGCGGCCAACCGGATCGCGGATGGCGATACGACGCTCAACCCGGGTTCGTGGTGCAAGTTCTGCCGGCGCGCGCCGGCGTGCAAAGCCTTGGCCGACACTGTGTACCAGCTCGTCGGCGCCTCCTGGCAGGATAGTGAGATATTCAGCATGGCCGATCCCGCGAAGTACAGCCCCGAAGAACTCGCGGCCAAGCTGAAGGCTGCCCCGCTCATCGCGACGTGGGTTAAGGCGGTGGAAGCCTTCGCGCATGCTGAAGCGCTGCGCGGCCGTGTGCCGCCCGGCTTCAAGCTCGTCGAGAAGAAAGCACATCGCCGCTGGCGAAACGCCAAGGAAGCCGCCGGCGTCCTGACGATGGAACACGGGCTCGACCCCAAAGAGATATTCACTGAGCCGGAGCTGCTGTCGCCGGCGAAGATCGAAAAGATGATCCCGCCCAAAGAGCGCAAGGCCGCGATGGATGAGCTTGCGGTCAAGCCGATGGGCGGCGTGGTGCTGGCGCCGATCGACGACAAGCGGCCGGCGGCTGACGTCAACCAAGCGAGCGGCTTCGAGGCCGTTGAGATAGAGGAACGCTAATGCAGTTCATCCCCTTCGTCACGCAGATCGCCCTACTTGTTGCATGGTACACGGTCTTGCCCGCGCTGCCGGCATGGCTTGTGTTCCTGCCGATGATCATGGGCGGGATCGCCTTAGTCATCTGGTTGATCCTGGTCATCTTCGGCGTGTTCGCCGTAGCGGGTAAGGCGTGGCGCCGATGACAACGCACGTTCTTAATCAAGACGTGTACGCGATCCCAGTCGATTGGATGTGAGTCCATGACGAGCTGGTGATCACCACGCTTAACGCGTTCTACAACCGCCGCAGCATGAAGGTTGCGGCACAACACGGAGCGAAGACGATGTGTACCCCGAAAGTGTCTACCGGATATGAGAGCGTTGCGATCAGCCCGGCGCCCGTCAACAGCAACAAGGGCGGTTATATCGAGCTGTCCGCCGGTTCGGACAACACGAGCTTTCATCTCTACAACGGGTCGTCTGCGGTCAGCGTGAACATCAAGACCGACGACATGATCGCGCTGCGCGACGCGCTGAACCGCAGGTTCCCGTACGGCAGCAAGAAGTTCGACATTCAGGCCGGCTACGGCAACTACTACGACGTCGTCCGCACCGAGACGAAGTTCGAAGTCAAGAAGGACACGATTGCCACGTTGGCGTCCAACACCAGCCAAGCCGAGCGCGACGCGGTGCTGAAGGCGTTGCGCGCCTAAGCCCGGCCTTCGCACGCCTGCAGTGTAGGAAAAAGAGGAAGATGACATGAGTATGCTGTCGCGTGCTGTTGCGTTCTTCAAGCGACACAACAGCGTCGAGGAAATTGTCGCCGACTTCCATTGGATGATCGGCAAGCTTGAGGCGCTGATCGAGAGCAAGCTTGACGCTGCTGAAGCGAAGCTCGTGGCAGCCGCACAGCTGAAGACCGACGCCGAGATCGCGAAGGCCGAAGCGATCAGGGCCGGCGAAGTCGTCGACAAGCTGAAGACGATCGTCAGCTAGCGCGCGGCGTGGCCAACGCGCGCTAACAACCGGGGTAGCTCAACAGGTAGAGCAGCGCAGTGATAAGGCGCATGTGCGGGTTCGAACCCCGCCCCCGGTCTAACAAAAACACGAAGGGGACGACGGCGTTGTGCTTCGCTGGGATCAAGCACGTCTAGAAAGTAGGAAATAGAGGATATGAGCAAACTGTTGACCGCTTGGTACAACGAGAAGACCGACGAGATTCATCTGCCGAAGGGCCGACTCGTATGGCCGGACTCGCTGCTGACGGCGAAAGCGTTCAAGAAGAACCGCAGCCCCGACGCGCCGAAGAAGCACAGCACGACGGTCCTGATCCCGGCCGCCGCGAATCTCGACGTGCTCAAGAAGATGATGGTGGACGTCGCGGTCGCCCGGTTCGGGCAGGATTGGCAGAAGAAGAACCTTCGCAATCCGCTGATCAAGAGCGTCGACGACGCCAAGCTCACGGAGTACGCCGAAGCGTTCCCGTGGTTCGCGCGCACCAGCACCGGCGCCGATTATCCGCCCTTCATCTTTGGCCCGGACGCGCAGCGCTTCACCGGTGATCCATCCGACATCTATTCGGGTCGATGGGCTGTGGTGACCGTGCGCCCGTACGCTTTCGACAACGAAGGTCGAGGGATTTCCCTCGGACTGCAGCGCGTGCAGCTGCTCGACCACGACGAAGTGATCGTCGGCGGTCGCATGGAAACCAACAGCGGCTTTGACGCTGTCGACGTCGGCGCACCTGCGTCCGGCGGCGGCGCGCCGATCTCAGCCGATGACATGTGGAAGTAAGCCCATGCTCGCCCCGTGGTTCCGGTTCAGCACTCAGTTCGACGCGTTCGCTTCTGTCTGGAACCACTTCATTCCGTCGTCGGCGGTCAGCGTCAAGCTGTCCGTCGGCTACGTCCACTATCTGCATCCCCGCAAAGGATGGAAACGCGTCTCGCTCCGGCGCTTCGCCAACTGGCGACCGGTCGTGATTGATCTGTTGGCGCGAGCGGAGAGATCGTGATGTACGGACGAGTTAACGGAGCCGCCGCCGGCGCGCAGGCGGCAGTGGATGCGGAAGCTGAGACGTACGCCTACGACAAGGCGAGCCGCACCGTCGCGCCGGCGGCGAAGTCACATTCCCACTTGGCCGATATCGATCGCGCGCTTGGCGCCGCGACCGAAATGGTTCGCCAGTATCGCGCACGTGTTTCGAATGTGACCGATCTGCTCGTCGGCGAGGTGAACACGCTGCAAGAGAAAGACGCCCCGGTCCCGCCGCCTCCGGTCAACGGCCAGATCGGCGCCATCATGACGACGGTGCAGTATCTCGGCTATGCGCTGCAGGATTTGCAGAGCGCGGTTACCCGACTTGAGAACTCCGTCGGGGCGTGATGTTCACAATCTTGGAGTTGGGGCCGCGCGAGTGCCGCGGCCCGCTGACCGCGGGGCCGCCGCACTTCTTCTGCGGCGCGCCGGCTGCACAGGGCGAACCGTACTGCCCTGAGTGCAAAGCCCGCTACCACCGCGGCAAGAGCAGCAAGAGCCTACGGGCTCTTGAGGCGATGATCTACGGCACCGACCGCAGCATCACCCTCATAGGCAGGGCACGCCACACCGATGGACGCGGCTACGTGCGTAGCAACGTGCGCTTTTCCATCGAGTCGATGGCACGCCGCGAGCCAACCGAACACCTTATCAGATTGGTCGGCGAACTCGACCAGAACGGAGAATGACATGAAGGTCTACCTTGCCGGCCCCATGAGGGGGATTCCTGAGTTCAACTTCCCGGCGTTCCACGCCGCCGCGAAGATACTGCGCGAAGATGGACACGTGGTGTTCAACCCCGCCGAGAAGGACAACGAGCGACACGGCACCGACATCTCGAAGAACAACCCGACCGGTGACGAGAGTGTCGCCGCCTCCAATTACGGGTTCAGTCTGCGCGAAGCGCTTGGCATGGACTTGGCGTGGATTTGTGCGGAAGCCGAAGGGATCGCGCTGCTGCCCGGTTGGGAGAACAGCAAAGGCGCAATCGCCGAGAAGGCCACCGCTGACGCGCTGTGCCTGACTGTCGTCCCGATCCGCGGCCTCGATTATCCGGGCTGATCATGTTCACCAACGCCCCGCAGCGTATCCCGCCGCTGTTCAAAGAGATCATCGATACGCACGCGCAGATCGCCGCGTGTGATCTCTCGACGCTCGAAGGGTGGCGCCAACGGAAAGCGCTGCGCGGGCGCATGGCGGACTTGCGGCGAGCTGCAGAGGAAGCGCTGCGATGGAACCACAACAAGGGCAACACCGCGTGACCCGCGAACGCCAATACGAACTGATCTGCGCGATGGCCGGAATGTACCCGGACGGCTCGATCATGCCGCCCGGAACGCTGGTCGAAATCGACCGCTCCGAACTCACTTGGTGGACCAATCACATGCCTTCACAGAAGACAATCGACCGTTTTGATGAGCAACGCGAAGCCGAACGCCAAGCCGGGAAGGCGCCCGAGTTGGCGCATAGCTACGGCGGCGAAGAAGTCCCGCCAAAGCGTTTGCTCGACACCGACAGCGACTTGCGCAAGCTCATGCCGATGTGTTCCGGCCTGCTTGACTATTTCCCCGACGCGCTCGCTTCAGTTTCCAACATCAGCCATCGCGGGAATGAGAAGCACAACCCCGGCCAACCGCTGCATTGGGCGCGCGGCAAGTCGATGGATCACGCCGACTGCATCGCGCGTCACCTGACCGAACGCGGCGGCTTCGACCAGGACGGCAACCGGCATTCGGCGCAGCTCGCATGGCGCGCGCTCGCGCTGCTGCAGGAAGAACTTGAACGCGATCTGAGCTTGTCGAAGCCGCGAGGGGCCAGATAGTCGGCCGCATGCTGTTCTACACCGGGCTGCATCAGCCATCCGATGCAGGGCACTTTGACAGAGCTTTCATATCGGTAAACCGGCTGCGGGACCGAAAGAAGCCCATCCAAGCACGCGAATGGATCATGGACTCTGGCGCGTTCACGGAAATCGCCACGCACGGGAAGTATCGCCATGGCGTGGGTGAGTACGCGGCTGAGATCAATCGGTGGTCATACCCGGGCTCCGGTTTAGTCGCGGCTGTTTCACAGGATTGGATGTGCGAGCCGTGGATCGTAGCGAAGACGGGTTTGTCCGTTCGAGAACATCAGCGCCGAACGATCGAGCGGTATGACGCCTTGCTGCCGCTCGTGCCGCGCACCTACATCATGCTGGTTCTGCAGGGCTACGAGGTGGTCGACTATCTCGATCATATCGATCAATACGAGGATCGGCTTAAGCCTGGGATGTATGTGGGTGTCGGTTCTGTTTGTAAGCGGAACGCGAACGTAGGGACTATCGAAAGCATTCTGGTTGCGATCAAGAGCAAACGGCCAGACCTGTTGCTGCATGGGTTTGGCGTCAAGATAACAGCCCTAACCAGCGCCACCGTAATCAATCTTCTTCATAGCGCCGACAGCATGGCTTGGTCCTTCGCCGCCCGGCGAAACGGTCGAAACCAGAATGATTGGCGCGAAGCTGCGGAGTGGACAGCGCGCATCACGATGATGTGCATGCTTGCCTAAAACAGGAGAGAAAGATGAAAACCATCTACCTTTGCGGGCCAATCAATGGGTGCACTGATGACGAGTGCAAAGATTGGCGCGAGCTAGTAAAGGCGAAGTGGTCAGGGAAAACACTGGACCCGATGCGGCGCGATTATCGCGGGCGCGAGGATCAGTGCGTGGATGAGATTGTTGAATTCGACAAAATTGATATCGCGAACAGTGACGTGATTCTCGTCAATTATGACAAGCCAAGCGTTGGCACCAGTATGGAAGTGCTTCTCGCTTTCAACGCTGGAAAGTTGGTTGTCGTGGTGGCGAAGAAAGGGGCTTCCGTCAGCCCATGGTTGAGGTATCACAGCCATGCTGTTCTCGACTCTTTCGACGCGGCTTTGTCTTTTATTTTGACCGCTGTGTAGGAAATGTCGGTACACACGTTACACATCGATCTTGAATCGCGCTCGACCGTCGATCTTCCCAAGTCCGGCGTGTATCGCTACGCCGCCGATCCGACGACCGATGTTTGGTGCGCGGCGTACGCCGTCGACGACGAGCCAATCGGGCTATGGATTCCGGCGGGTCGTGCAGAAGCGCCTCTCGCCGTTCAGTCCGCGGTTCGTGAAGGCTGGCAGATCATCGCGCACAACGCCGCTTTCGAGCGGGTCATGTGGCGCGGCATCCTTGGCCCGCGTTACGGGTGGCCAATCCCGAAGCTCACGCAATGGCGTTGCACGATGGCGTGCGCTCTGGCCATGTCGTTGCCTGCCGCATTGAGCAATGCGGCAGCGGTCGCCGGTGTCGAGATCGGGAAGGACATGGGCGGGCGCGCGCTCATGATGCAAATGGCGAAGCCGCGCCGGCCGCGTAAAGGTGAGAACCCGGACGGCATTTATTGGTTCGACGACGACGCCCGCAAACAGCGCCTCTATGCCTACTGCAAGAACGACGTCGAGGTTGAGCGCAAGCTGCACGAGCGGCTGCTGCCGCTGTCGCCGTCCGAACAACAAACGTGGTGGCTCGACCAGATCATCAACGACCGCGGCGTCTATGTCGACACGGCGCTGTGCCTCGCCGCGTTGCAGATCGTCGACCAAGCCGCCGATCTGCTCGACGAAGAGATGCGAGAAGTCACGGGCGGGCACGTCGAGAAGTGCTCCAATGTCGTGCGCCTGGCTGAATGGTTGCGCTTGCGGGGTTGGCAGACGGACGGATTAGACAAGCAGGCGATCGACGAGCTGCTTGGCTTGGATCTTCCCGATCACGTGCGCCGCGCGCTTGAGCTCCGGCGCGAAGCCGCCAAGGCAAGCGTGAAGAAGATTGAGGCGCTGCTGCTTGGCCGCTCGCACGACAACCGCGCTCGTGGGCTGCTGCAATTCCACGCCGCGTCTACCGGTCGTTGGGCGGGCCGTCGCTTCCAGCCTCAGAACATCAAGCGCCCGCAGCTGAAGGAAGGCGAGATCGACGAAGCGATCGAGGCCGTTGCGACCGGCGACATCGAAGTCGTCCGCCAATATGGCGAGCCGCTGTCAGTCGTCGGCGATTGTCTGCGCGGCATGATCACGGCGGCCAAGGGTCGCCGCATCATGGCGGCCGACTTCGCGAACATTGAAGGCCGAATCCTTGCGTGGATGGCGGGTGAGGACTGGAAGCTGCAGGCGTTCCGCGACTATGACGCCGGCACCGGTCCCGACCTATACATCCTGGCGTGGGCGCGCTCGTTCGGAATTCCGGTTGAGCAAGTCACCAAAGACCAGCGGCAAGGCGGCAAGGTGCAAGAGCTGGCGCTTGGCTATGAGGGCGGCGTGTCCGCTCTGCAGTCAATGGCCGCCGCGTACAAGATCAAGCTCGACGCAAAGACCGCCGACGAATGGAAGCGGAAGTGGCGGCAAGCCCATCCCCGCGTGACGGACATGTGGCGCGACATTGAGGACGCGCAACTGTACGCCGTGCAGCATCCGGGCAAGATCGTGAAGTCCGGTGTGCTCGCGTGGCGCACCGCCGGCAGCTTCCTGTGGATGCGGCTGCCTTCGGGCCGGTCGATCTGTTACCCGTACCCGCGCATCGCTCAATTCGCATGGATACGCGACCATCTTGGTCGCCCGCGCTCGATCCTTTGGGAGCGTGCCGTCGAGTTGGAACGCGCCGGCAAGATCGAGATCACGAGCGAGCCGCGCGATGTTGTCGAGTATCAGGGACAGGACAGCTACACGCGCAAATGGGGGCCGTGCTACGCGTACGGCGGTCTCACGACTGAGAACGCCGACCAGGGGATCGCAAGCGACATTCTGCGCGAAGCGATGAAGCGCCTAGAGCGCCGCGGCTACCCGATCATTCTCACGGTGCACGACGAAGCTGTTGCGGAGCCCGCGGTGTCGCACGGGTCGCTCGAAGAATTCGAGGCGATCGTGTGCGAGCTGCCGGCGTGGGCGGAAGGGTTGCCGATCGCGGCCAGTGCGTGGGACGGCGAAAGGTACAAGAAAGCATGAGCCTGCCCCTGACGTGCGAAACGCTTGCGGCGGCGTACGATTATCTTCGCACGACGCCGCCCTTCCATCGCTGGAACCTGCCGGAGTCAGAGGACATCGCGTGGCGCGTGATCAAGAGCCGGACGCTGTTCGGTTGGTATGACTGCATCGACGGTCAGCACATCATCGCAATCTCGGAATACACCGTGGGGTCGACCGACATGCTGATGCGTGTCATGGCGCATGAGATGGTACACCTGTACGAGAAGGAAGTTCGGATCGACCACCACGAGACACAGCACACCGCCGCGTTCGTCAAGCTAGGCCAACAGGTCTCACGCGTTCACTGCTTTGACCCGAAGGCGTTCTAGCCAGAAATGCAGCGGCGGACGCGGGCGCTTCCGGGGTTCTAAACGTATCGGCGGCGGGGGAGCTGGCTTGGGGACGTCTTCAAACGGCATTATCTCGATACGCAGGCGGGCTAATCTCTGTTCAACCAATCTGATCTCGCGGCGTATGTTGTCGGGGTCGCGTCTGCTGAACTTCGCCTGTAGCTCTTTGACATCGCGATATGAGAAAAACTCTGGCTGTGGGGCGTCGGGCTGCGCGGCGGCGATGATATTCGGGTGTGGTCTCTGCTGCTGCGCTTGGTGTCTTAAAGCGCGTTGCCGGCGCAGCTCGTCGGCTTTCTTCACACAGCCGGGGCACGTGTCGCGTGATGTGCCGGCGGCGTGCACCTCCCAACCTTTGCGGCAGAAGTAGGTGCGGTAGAATTCAAACGGAACGCCGTTCACGTACTTGCCTTTCGGCATCCCCGCCGCAGCCGCCGCATTGTATCGGGTACGCGGACAGCCGCAGCCCGTCTACTTCCATGATCCGGGCGTGTGGTGTCAGTCTTCGAGCGCTCATGTTCCCCTCCTAGCCGGCGAACGACGGGATGGCGCGGCCCGGTGTGTACTCGCGCGCTTTGCGAAATTGCGGCTTATGAAGCGCCACGCCTTCGAGATGTCGAAGCCTGAGCCCTTGCCCCCTGCAGTAGTTGATGACGCGCGTCATGGGCCAGCCGAGAACTTGTTTGAACCGCGCGGGGCACTTCGCAACGCGCCCGTCGCGAAACCTGATCTCGACTGTCATGCCGTAGCCCACCAGTGCGTAGGTCGCTTGATACTTCGCTCCCATACCTTGTTACTCCCGCTGGTTGTTGGGTACGCGCGGTTGCAAGGTACGCACGACGAGATAATGGTGTCAAATCTTTTAACGAATTGTTGAACGGGGGTTCCTACAGGTGTAGGAAGAAAAGGTCACTGCTGTGGACAAGTTTGAGGGGCAAAAAATGGGCACAAGGTTCAACGGGAGAATTTCGGTAATTGTTTCGACCTACAATTGGCCAGAGGCGCTTCGCGCTGTGCTGTATGGTCTGACCTACCAAACCGACAGAAACTTCGAAGTCATTGTCGCTGAAGACGGAACTGACGCGCGCACCCGCGCAGTGGTCGACGATTTCAGGCGCAAGGGTCTGAACGTCGATCACGTGTGGCAAGAGCATAACGGGTTCCGCGTCGCCGCGATCCGCAACAAGGCTGTGATCGCTTCGAGCGGACAGTATCTCATCTTTTTGGACGGCGATTGTATCCCGCGCGAAGGGTTCGTCGCGGCGCATCGCCGCCTCGCCGAGCACGGCTATTTTGTGCAGGGCAACAGAGTCATGCTCAGAGAGAAGTTGACCGACCTTGTGCTGAGCGACAAGTGCGTGCCGCCGGAGGATTGGGGCATGCTGCGCTGGATCGCGGCGCGCCTCACGGGTCAGGTGAACAGACTTGCGCCGCTGATCACACTTCCACTTGGCCCGTTGCGCCGCGGCTCGCGACAGGATTGGAAAAAGTTCATGGCGTGCAACCTCGCCATGTGGAAGCTCGACCTTACGGCCATAGACGGTTTTGATAGCTCATATATCGGGTGGGGATGGGAGGATAATGACCTTTGTCTCCGCATGCTGCGCTACGGCGTGAGGCGGAAGACGGGCCGCTTCGCCACTGGCGTCATCCATCTCTTTCATCATCCGGCGTACGTCGTCGAGAACCGCCGGCGCTTCGTCGAAATGGAAAACGGAAAAGGCTACCTCGCCCGCAAAGGGCTGTCGGCTGCACAGGTCGCGTTCCGGGTTGCGAACGGGCGCGAGGCGAACGTCGCCGCTGCGGAAGCGTTCCGCTTGGCCGCGGCCAGTGAGATGGGCGGGCCGTGAGGGGAAGCGCCGCGAAGCGCGCCCGACAGAGGCGCTACTACCGCCGGCATCGAGAGGACATTCTAGCGTTCAACAAGCTCCGGCGCGCGGCGTGTCGTGAACACCTCTGCGCGATACAGAAACGATCCCGCCACAAGAGGAAACTGGAAATGCAGAAGACGTGTCACGCGATTGAGCGGACCAATCAAAAGGGCAAGCCCCTAGTCGGTCGTTGCATCAAGTGCGGCGCAATTGGGCTCACGGCGGAAGACGCCCGTAAGGAGTGCCCCAACACGCGCGGCATGGCCGACGATCAGGTTTTGGTGACGGCCATTCTCGGACCATCGGAGATGGGCGCGCAATAAGGCGCGGGGCAACCCTGTCTCTGAAGGTGACGAGCCCGGGGGTCCCCAACCCCCGGGCTCTATCTTTTCTGCGTCCTCACAAATGACGAGAGCCCGGCCATGCAGATGAACCGGGCTCTCGGGGCAAGGGGGACATTAGAGGGGAAGCATTCCCGCCCGCCGAACATCTAACGTGATTTGGTTCCGAGCCTCAAGTTGAAACGCACAAGATAACGCGCAAATCCACTGTTTGTTCGCCTCGTCCTACAAAACCTACAGCGGCAATTGTGATGTAGGAATAAGAGGTTGTCTGTTTCGTTCGCGTTTGTTCTGGTTTCTGCAATCCGGCCTTGCGAAGGCCGTTGTAGGTTTTGTAGGACGCGCGAAAAGCCCGTAAAATGGGAGTTTTTAAATCGGCGTAACCTACAAAACCTACAACAAATTGCGCGTTACGC